TTGGCAAAATTGTGTTCGTTATCGAATATCTCCAATTCTGAACCCTCAATATCTAGTTTAATAGCGTTAATATCTGGATGTCTTATTAATATTTCGTCAAGTTTCATGCATTGTATTTCAACTGTAGGTAATTTTTTTTTATAATGTGAAACTAAAGAGTGTCGCCAAGTGTTAGGTGCTATTGTGAACTGCCCTGTTCCACCATTTTGATTAATTGCATATTGGAAACACTCTAAATTAGTAGGATATTTAGAATTTATCATAGTGGCATTTTGTTGTAAAATTTGAAAGTTTTCTGTTTCAGGTTCATAACAATAAACTTTTTTTCCACCTTTAGTTGCAACATAAAGCCCAAATATTCCAATATGAGAACCACCATCAAGCCATATATCATTAGCTTCAACACCAAAATTTAATTTTTTTTTTCTATATGCTTCTTTAGTAATTATTTCCTTAATTACATTCTCGTCAGTTGTGTTTTTTCTGTATATAAAATTATCTAACATTTTTAATCCTATTTAATTCTTCCTCTGCTGTTCCACAATCAATCATTTTTTCTCTGTAATAACAAATAACTGATATTCTTTCATAAGGTTGTTTTGATTTAATTTCAGTATTTCCATGTAGTTCGTGAACATCGAAAAAAGCTACATCGCAAGTTCTCACGTCAACAGCTACGCCATATTTAGGAATGACAGTGTAACCACCTGTATATTCCCCTGTTTGTAATACTGCTAAATTTCCAAAACCCTCTTTTAGATCGCCTTTATCGTAGTGTGAAGCTGTACGGAAATTTTTATTTACTGTTATAGTTGTAAATACTGTATCGTGTATTCTAAAATCTTTACTTGTTTTATCCCATTGTAATTTTTGATTACCCCATCTTTCTGGTAATACTTCTTTAAATACTTTAGAAATACTTTGTATATAAGGTAAAGCGTTTTTATAAACATCAAAATTTTTTTCGGTAAAAGCTGTTTGTCTGCAATAAGGTATTCTAGGGTATCTATCAGCGTAACCTATGATGCTAGAATCTACGTTTTTTGATTTAGGTGAATTAGACAAAGTTCCATCTCTTTTTAAAGGTACAAATCTATTACCACTTAATACTTTACCAACAACAGAGCCATCAACGACATCTCCAACTTTAAAATTATGATTTCCACCAGCTTTACCACGATTGCTAGTTTTTCCTATAGCCTTTTTAAGTACAGGATAAGCAAGTTTTATGTGATTGCTTGGAATACAATTTTTTTTAAATACTAATAAAGGCTCATTTTTTTCATTATAAACGATTGTGTCGTCAGTAACTAAATGGTCTATATGGCTATCATCTAAAAATGTACCCTCTAGTTTTTTAATTTCTTCTTCAGATAGTTTGGGTTTGACGTGTATAGTTTTCATTTAGCTGTTTCGTCTTTATAGTTTTTAAATTCTCTTTCTACGATTGCATATACTGTATCTGTTATATTATTTTTATTATATTCTGTTTCTAGTTCTTTTACCATAGCCCTAAATTTTTTTTCTGTTTCTTCGTTAAAAAATAGTTGTACCATCTTTACCGTTGATATAGGTGCAGTTATTTGTTCAGTATTAATATCTGCTATAATATTATTTGTAGGCTCAAATATTGGCGATGTGTCTGTAAATTTTTCTATTTCATCAAAAGTTAATCCTGTCAAATCTAAATTAAAATCTTTATCTCTTAATATATTTATTTCGTTTTTTAAAAGTTCTTTTTCCCATTTAGAACCCTCTCCACTACGATTATCCATTATACGGTATGCCATAGCTTCATTTTGAGTAAAATCTTTTTTAACTATATATGCCTTACTTTTGCCTAATTGTTTTAAAGCTTTCCATCTCGTATGCCCAACTACAATAATATTTTCGTTATCTACTACAATAGGTTGATTGTTGCCAAATTCTCTAATTGAATCTGCTACTTTTTTTACAGATTCTATTGGTATTTCTCTAGGATTGTTTTTATATGGAACAATTAGATTAATATCTATTTCTTCTAATTTCATATTTCTATTTTATTCATTGAAACTATTACACCGATAGGAAAAACATTACAATCTGAAAATTCTTCTTCATTATTATCATATGTACTAAACGTATGTATAAACTTTTTACTCTTTTTGAAGATAAATGCAAATGTTGTTTTAGACGCTGGTTTCATATTGGCTAGTCCATCGTAGCTTCTATGTCCAGCATCTCCAAAAATATCGACCCATTTTATCTTATATAAATAGTATTTTTGTTTATTAACTATAATGCTATTTTGTTTTTTCATTGAATTAATTGTATTTGATGTTTTTCGTCAAATATATCCATTTTATATTTTTTTCCATCTTTTTCAAATAATTCATAATTTCCATCAGTACCATTATGCACATAGCCTAAATTAACTAGCCTATCAATTAAATCAGGTATTGGATTATTATCATCTTCTATTTCCCATCTTCTTTGTGATAACCAAGTAGCAAAATGAGGTATAAATTTGTTATCTTCAATACCTTTTATTTGTTTATTATAAATTCTAGCAACATCTTCAATAGATAAGTTAATAAAATTGTCTAACTTCAACCAATATCCGTAAGCTTTATATTTTGATCCTTTTTTTTTATGTAATAAACTCCAAAGATATTCAAAGTCTTGATCATATATACTATTAGTAGGTATAGGACTAGGACTAGGTATAGGTGCTACGTTTTTGCTTGTAGCATTATTTCTTTTTGCTAGACCACCTTTTTTACCAGCTTCTGATCTTCTTTGATATTTATTAACTAAATATGCATGTTCTTCAACTAACCTTTTGTGTGTCCATATTGGCATAGGGTTAGGTTCTTTTGTATGTGTAAGTTTAAAAAATTCAGTTAAAATTAAATCAACTTGATACTCGCAACTTTCTGATCTACATTGACATATTCTATATGCTGATTCTGTTGTAAATGGTTTAGTGTTTTTTGTCCAAGCAAAACATAATAGTCTAATATATATTCCTATCGCTTCATTAGTTAAATGTACAGTTTCAGCAGTAAATGTATCTGTAAATAATTGTAATGCATGAAATTTATTCGTTTCCTTTGTCATAAAATATATCTTCCTTTTCTAGTTGTTTTATTTTTTCGTTAGCTTCGTCTAATAATTGAAGTTCTGTTCCGAACAGTTCTTCAAATTTTGTTTTGTTTAAGTGTACTGATTCATTTCCCATATTATGATGTTGTGGGCATAAAGGAATTGTTTTGTCGTGTGGTGGTCTCAATCCTAATCCTGTATGTTTTCTAATATGATGAATTATAGGTTCAGTAAATAAACCTTTTTTTAAACAAGCAATACATCCTATTCTTTTTAACTTATCAAATCTTACTTTGTCTTGCTTTTTCATTCTTTCATGTTCTCTTGCTCTATTGCGATCTATAACTTCAAAATGTTCTTCTTTTAGTTCAGGCATATTCTCTACATATTTTTTGTACTCGTTTCTAATAATATTATCTTTTCCAAAAGTATCAACATGAGCCAATTCTTTATTTAATTTAAATTCTAAATAACTAATCGTCTTTAAGTGATTCTTTAATTTTTTCACAGTGGCTTTCAATATTTTCTATTTGTTGCAAAATAGTATTATTATTTTTGCTACCTGTGTAATCTGAAAGTTCAATTAATGTTCCAAGCCTAATCATTCTTAACAATCTTTTAAACGCCCTACGCACATGCATGTCAGACATATCAGACACCATAAGCCATTGATTTTTTGATTTAGACCAATAATGTTCTTCTGGTGTAGGTTGTTGAGTTTCATCAGTTTTAGGAATATCCAAAAATTGTTCTCCACTCATAATAATTTCTCCTGTTTTATATTTTCTTCTTTATATGGCTTCCAATCAAAATCTACAAGTCTATATTCTTTCCCATTAAACTTGCTTTTGAAACTTTCTTCTGTGTAAGATTTAGCAGATTTTAATTTTTCATAAGGTATAAACATATATTCTTTACCATGAGTGATACCTAAAGAAGTTTTTTGTCTTAATGCTTTTTTATAAATGTAATCTCTTACACTTACTTTACCTAACCAAACTTTATCTACTTGAACTTTGATCATTAGTTATCTCCATTTCTTTTGTTAATAGTAAAGGTTTTAAATCAGATTTGAAAACTAATTTTTCAATTCTCTCTAACGCTTTTTCTTTTTCCATTATTGAAATATCAGCACCATCTAAAACTTGATAAGGGTCGCCATCTTGAAAACTTTGTAAAGAAATTTTTAAATTTGAACAAAATTGTAAAAGTTTTTCTGCTGTTATTTTATTTGTCATGTGTTCATATTTCTGAACTTGTTGGAATGTTACGCCTAAAATTTTTGCAATTTTAGTTTGTGTTAATTTATTTGCACAACGATGTGCAACTAGCATTGAAGCTATTTGTAATTTATTATTCATGATTTATCCTGTGAGTTAGTAGGGTAAGCAATCGGTAACTTACCCTACAATTAACTAGAAAGGGAGTGTAAAGATTACACTCAACATTATTAATAACCGATTTAAACATTAAGGACAACATATCTTATTACGAGTGTTAAAGCTGTCAAAAAAGTTTGATAAAAAAGATGTTATTTGCTTAAAAGCCTCTTAATTGCTGAAAAGAAATAAGTTTGCTTTTTTTGTCAAATCAGTCATAGTTCTATTATTAAGTCTATGTTAAATCGGTACTCGACTTTAATCGCATAAAAACTGATTCAGAGCCATTGGCGTTAATTCTAAGTTTTGACCTCGTTAAGTTGTACGTTAATCAGTGGAGAGCCTCAGAGAGTGTGTGTTAAGACCTACGATCTAGTTTGTTAGAAATAGTTTCTGCAACCTTTAGCAAGTTGCACTGATGATGTTAGCTAAATAATAAATACGAAAAACTAGAAAAGGAAACACAATGAAAAAAGGTCAAGAAATAAAAAGTATGTTAAATAAAATCAATGAAGATGTAAAATACAAAAAAGATTACATCGTTGATTTAAATACTTTAGATGTAAGTCAAAACGATAGAAACGTCTATCCTGATTTACATTACACTGGTGGTAGTGGTTACTATAGATTAAATGATAATTCTTTAAACCATTTATGTAACAGATTAGAAATTGGTACAAGATATATTTCTAAATGTTTGCCTGTTAGCCAAGAATTAGTTACTCATAATTTAAATTTTTGGATTAACAAAAACAAAAACAAAAAATTGATGCTACGAACTATCGAGGGCAATCCTTTTTTTGACAAAGTAAGAGCAATCATGTCAGATAGATACAAAAGAATTGATTCTGATGTTGTTGCTAATTCTTGTTTATCAAAATTGATGGATATGAATGCAGAGTTAAAGTATTCTTCTTACGATGGAGATAACATGAATATTACTGCTGTACTTCCAAAATTAGAGGGAGAAGTAGTAGAGGGAGATCTTGTTCAAGGTGGTATCACGATTACAAATTCTGAAATTGGTCATGGCTCTTTAATTGTTAAGCCATTCATTTACAGATTAGTTTGTACTAATGGTATGGTTGCACCTGAATATCTAAATCAGTTTTACGCAAAGCATGTTGGTAAAATGATTATTGATTTAGAAAATGACGACCAATGGAAAACGATCGTTGATAAAATGGGTCAGCAGTTAGAACTTATCAGTAACCATGAATTGTTTCAGGAAAATATTGATAAATTAAAACAAGCTACTGAACAAAAAATCAACTCACATCAAATAGAAGTTCTTGCAAAAAAACATGGTCTTTCAGATGATGAAAGAGCAGGAGTTTTTGAAAGACTTAACCACTATGTAGGAGAAACTTTTGTTACTTCTAAATACGATGTTGCCAATGCGATTACGAATATTGCTAATGACGAAAGTAAATCAGACGAAAGAGCAAGATTCTTACAAGAACTTGGTGGCTTGGTTATTTTTTCAAACAACCCAATAAGTGCAAGAATATAAATTAATCATAATGCTGTGTGTGACAGGCACAGCTAGAAAGGAAAACATGAACGATCTTAAATGGCAAATAATATTTGGTACAGTTACAGTAATTTGTCTTGTATCACTTACTATGTTAGCGTTACATCAATGGGCTATACAAGGTGCGATATAGTGATAATTTTTGGAAAATGTATACATAGAAAACACCATAAAGTAGTTTATAAAATTGCTTTATTAATATTAACTTTAACAATCGGAATAACAACATGGTTAATAATATGATTAACGAAATGAAAGAAGAAAGGATAAATTTTATAACTAGAATTTCAAAAAAGAAAAGTTGGGATTTTGGAGATGGAAACCCTTTTTTTGATGAATTGTTCAATCACTTTGACAAAATAGAAGCTAAGACATTAAGAATATACAAACGTAAATTAAAAGAGAGGAAAAAAAATGAAAGGAATAGGATTATTGCTCATTTTAATAAGTTTAAATAATTGTACTTTTACACCTGTTATTGATACATCAGGTCGTAGTGGCACATTTAATGATAGTAAAGCTGAAGAAATCACTAATGATCTACAACATTGTAAAACTCTAGCAAAAGAAAATACAAGTACATTAATTGAAAGTGGTAAATATATTTATAATTATTATTTAAGAGCAAGTGTATTATGGCTTTCTCCTAAAGCTAATTATAATTATCCGAAACTATACAGATCATGTCTAAAGGGTCGTGGGCATTCTGTATTAAACTAGAAAGGTTGTTATGGATAAACAAAAAAAATACGACTATCTTATTAAGGGTATGATGATAGCTTTTACTAAAGAGAAATCATCTAAACTTTTTAATCAAATCGTAGGTCTTAAATTTAAAAGTTTAAGATTGAAAAAAAATATTACTGTGGAAGCAGTAGTATTTGATAACAAAACGTACTTTAAATCGGTTTATGATTTGTATAAATTCGAGAAAGGTATCAAATCAGATGGGTCAAAATTATGTGCTTTACAATCATATTTTAAATATGATGTTAAGGATTTATTTGATCGTCTTAACTAAAAAGGAAAAACATGTACATAAAACATAATTTAAAAAATGGTCTAGAGTTAACATTCGATGACGAAAGACACTTATATTATCATGATGATAATGTTGTCGAAAGTGTGACAGGAATATGTGGCAAAGGTTGTCCGAAACCTCAATTAGTAAATTGGTTAGTTTCTACACCTATTCGACATATTAAAGATTCCATCAATAAAATAATGGACGATGGGAAAACTTTAGATAGAGTACAACTTGAAAGAATCGTTCATGAAGCGAAACACAAAACTGACAAAATCAAAGATGACGCTGGTTTAGTTGGTTCAGTAGTTCACGGCATGATTGAAGATTTTCTTCAAGATAAAAAAATTCCTAACCAATCTGATCCATCAGTTATTAATTGTTGGAACATATTTTTAGATTGGTGGAAAACCCAAGAATACGAGGTAGTTGAATTAGAGAAAAAAGTTTTTTCTAAAAAACATAACTACGCTGGTACTCTTGATCTTATCTTAAAAGATAAGAAAGGTAACCTTGTTTTAGGAGATATTAAAACAAGTAACCATATATCATTTGACTACACATTACAGTTAAATGCTTATAAGGTAGCCTACGAGGAAGAAACTAAACAAAAAATTACTAAAGGTTTGATTATAAGATTACCCAAAAAAGATAGTAATATTGAAGTTAAGGAACTCCCTTTAAACAAAGAAATGTTTAATGCTTTTATAGGTGCTAAAAATTTAATGTTAGCAATGGAAAGCCCTAGACAGAAAACACAAAAACAGAAACAAAAATAAGGAAAAACATGACACAAATGCAACAAGCACAACTGCCGTTCTGTGGTTTAACATTAAAAATGTATAGCACAGGAAAACAAGCCCCAAAAATGGAGTATCAAGCTTCATCTAATAAGGCTCAATTCAAATGTACTTTAACTAAAGCTATGTTTGATTTAAATAACATACAAGGTTGGTTAAACACTCCGAAAGTACAAGAATATGTTCGAGCAGGATACGTTCTTAAATGGGGTGCTAAAACAGTACAATCAGAAGCTAATCAATGGAATAATGGTTTAGAGTTAGAAATAACTTATTATTTCGTTAAACCATTTAGTAAAGCTGGTTCTAACCCTAAACCTTACATGCAACAACCCGTAATGCAACAGCCTCAACAAAGCTATCAACAAGCTAAACAAGGTGTACAGCTTTCTGACGACAAGTTGCCTGAAAGTCCTAGAGAAGAAATTGATTGGACAAAAGAAAATCCAACTGATTTTAACCCAGAAATGTATGAACAAGAACTAGGTTAATGCCAGAGCAACCAAAGTACATAGAGTTAAGACCAAAGACTTTTAACCCTGATCAGATATTGATATATTTAGATAAAGTAGATAAAATATTTGCTGAATCTGAAATCGAATATCATAATTTCAAAGATCAGGTACAAGAAGTTTTTGATTTTGTTGTTAGTGAAAGAATGGATAATGAAAAAATATCTGTATCTTTAGCAAAAGTTAAAGCAAGTAATGATAAGAGATATAAAGATGTCAAAGTAGATTTCTTGAAATCTCATAAAGCATATTTGTATTATAAAATACAATCTAAGTTGGCTCATTCGTATTGCGAAAACTTGAAACAACAATCTATTAATAATCTAGCAACTGAAAAGTTGACGAGAGGATAAATGAATTTTAATAACGATTATATATCTGTTATTAAATAGAACTATGAGCGAGAGTGAGTAGTTTGGCTAGGGTGGTTCCTTAACTGGTTCTGAACTGCCCTAGTTTCTAGTAATATCAAAATGTTTTAAATCTGTATTTTCATTGATACCACTATAAGAATATTCATAATTTATTAGATCAACATCACTTCTTTTTTTAATTTCCTCAATCATTTCATTTACTTTTGTAAAATATGGAAACGTATCAACGAAACGAAAATTTATATAGCTACCATACGGATTGCCATAAGTTTCTAATTGTAGTTCTAAATCTGTGATTACAAGATCAACTTTAAATTTGTCCATTTAGACATAATACTACTTTTTCTTAAATGCTGATACACCTTTTATTCCAAGAACAGAACTGTAACCCCCAATAATTAACCCCTGTAACCAAAGTGGAAATCTATCTATCTGATCAAAGAAGGCATCTAGTTTTGCAATAACATTTGGGTCTTCGCTAAAAATTCCATAAGCACAAACTAATAAAGGAATAGAAATTAAAATTAATACGATTTCATCTTTCCAATCGTTAGCTTGATGTTCTTTGATAGTTTTGACCATTTCAATCTCTCCATCAATAACTCTTTGCATTTGTTTTTTTTCTGCAACTGATTCTAATATCTTTGTTTCTTTTTTATTTTTATAAATTTCTGCACCTGTTTTAAGTCCAAATTTAACTAACGAAAGCCACATTATTTTTTTATCTCCTCAATAAGCATATCAATTACATGTTTTGCTTTTTCTAAATCTTCTATTTGTTTTTTTTTATCTTTATGTTTTAAATTATATCTTGAAACATATTTAGTAATATGAGTTTGACAGGCGTTGAAGTCATTAGCCATACAATAGGTCAAAGGTTGAATTTTAAGGCTCTTATAATGATTTCCTGATACTTGTTCAGAAAATGCTGAGTTGTTTGTCTGTGTGGCTCTATGGCTCTTTAAAAGGGTCTTTTTTAATGTATTTGAGGTCATACTATCTTATTAATCCAATTACCCTTGTTGTCAAGCACCATAGGTAGTAATCTAGGTATTCCATTTAATATTATTCCACAACCAAGAATAAACCTAGTTTTAAAATTCTTTGCATAATTAAACGCCATTGATTTTTGGTTAATTAAACAACCAACATTCATGCCAAAAAATAAATTATCAGGATTTGCCCAATAACTTATTACAAACTTTGTATGATAATGCCCTTGTACTGCAGACATTCCCATAGCTTGACTTACTTTTAAAACATCTGCACTTCTGCCATGAGTAAAAAAACATCTTTTTCCATTAGACATTGTTAAAGTAAGATCGTCAATCCATTTCCATTTTCTTGTACCTAAAAAATCTCCATAAGGTTTTAAAAATTGTTTTGACATTCCAAATTTTAATGCTCTTCTATATACTAGGCTTGAATGGTTACTGTCAACTTCTGTTACTTCTGGATATATTGACTCTAATTCTTTTATGTATTCTTTTGCTTTATCTAGTTCATGACCAGCAGAATATAAATCTGGGTTGTGTTCGTGCATGGAGATAGCGTGGAAATCTAGCAAGTCTCCAATATTAACAATACGATCTGGTTTAAATTCTTTTTTAATTTCTTTTAAAAATGTTATTGAATCCTTATGTTGATAAGGCAAATGCATATCACTGATCACTAAAATTTTTTTATTAGACATACAAGTATTGCTTGTAGACTATTTTGATAACAAAGTAAATATTACATAACCCATTGCACTAATTAATGAACCTGTGCAAATTAATAAAATTTTTTCTAATCGTTTAACTCTTTCTTCTATAATATGAATTTTATCATGAGTTAATTTTTGCATGATACGACAAAGTTTTTCATGTGATTCTATTTTTTGTAATGCGTTTGATTTAGGCATTACTTTTTTTTTCTTGGCTTATATTTTTTTATAGCTTGTGAAATAAACATATTTTTAACTAAACTAACACCACTACCAAATCTACGATCTGCTTTCGCTTTCGCACTTTTGTAGGCTTTAGATTTTTTGTTGAACGCTTTTGGCTTTCCTAATTTCTTTGGTCTAGTTCTGTTCCATACAGCTTTTTTCTTTTTCATTTTCCTACACTCCTTATTGCTTTATTATGCGCAGATTGGAAAGTAGCACCTTTTTTTAATGCTCTAGCCATTGATCGCATATGCTTTAGACTATGATGTCTTGCGTGTGCTTTCATAGTCTTTTGTTGTCTAGGTTTAAGACCTTTTATAATTCCTGTTATAGATGCTACTTTTACCATTTACTTCTTCTTTTTTTTATTCTTTTTCTTTTTTTTCTTCATTGGTCGTCCTTTTGATGAATAAGTTCCTGATCCATAAGGCATAATATTCTCCTATTTGTTTGCGTTTTTCATAACACTTGCTAAACTTTCACATCTTTTTGTAGTTTGCTTGTGCCAATTACTATCTATCATTTCTGCACTAGCTTTTGCAAGATTTTTTTCTTTTAATGCTTGAAAAAATTTCTTGAACTTCATTACTCTTGGTTTGCCTAATTGGAAACACATTTCAACAATAACACCAAATATAATATGATTATGTTCTATATCTCTTAATAATTCTCTAGCTGAATCTGATGCTA